ATAAACTTGCATTAGATGAAGAAGTTGAAATTGAAGAAGAAACAAAAAAGTCTTATGCTGATCCTTCAATGGAAGCTTATGCTAAAACCATTTCACAAACATTGGTAAAATAATTAAAAGGAAAAAACCATGTATTTAACAGAAGAACTACAAAAGAAATGGCAACCAGTTCTGGAACATCCAGAATTAGACGCTATTAAAGACCCATACAAGAAAGCTGTTACAGCTCTTGTTTTGGAAAATCAACAACAAGCTATGCAGCAAGACCGTCAGTCATTGATGGAATCTGATGGCGGTCCTACTAACGTAACAGGTGGCGTTCAAAATTTTGACCCAATCTTGATTTCTTTAGTTCGCCGTTCTTTGCCAAATCTTATCGCTTATGACGTTGCTGGCGTTCAGCCAATGACTGGTCCTACCGGTTTGATTTTTGCAATGCGTGCTCGTTACAACAACCAAGGTTCTGCAAGTCCAGAAGCTTTCTACAATGAAGCAAACACAATCTTCACTGGTACAAGCTCACAGTCTGGTCCTTACAATAACTACGGTTTTGCTGGTACACCAACTACAGATACATCTAACAATGCTATCTCTAATGAGTCAGCAAATGCTTTCACAACTGGTGTTGGTCTACAGACTTCAGTTGCTGAGTATCTTGGATCTGATGGCAATTCTGCTTTCCAACAGATGGCATTCTCTATTGAGAAAGTTACTGTAACTGCACAATCCCGTGCTTTGAAAGCTGAATACTCTTTAGAACTTGCACAAGACTTGAAAGCAATTCATGGTCTTGATGCTGAAACAGAATTGTCTAACATTCTGTCTACAGAGATTCTTGCTGAAATCAACCGTGAAGTTATCCGTACTATCTACACTACTGCTGTTCCTGGTGCTCAGTATGGTACAACAACTCAAGGTTATTTTGACTTGGATACAGACTCTAATGGTCGTTGGTCAGTTGAGCGTTTCAAAGGTTTGATTTTCCAAATTGAACGTGATGCTAACGTGATTGCCAAGCAGACTCGTAGAGGTAAAGGTAACGTATTGATTGTTTCATCTGACGTAGCATCTGCAATGGCTATGGCTGGTGTTCTTTCTTACACTCCTGCTCTCCAAGCTGACCTCCAAGTTGACGATACAGGCAATACATTTGCTGGTATGTTACACGGTCGTATCAAGGTTTACATTGACCCATACTTTGGTGGTTACACATCAAATCAAGAGTTGGTTACTGTTGGATACAAAGGTTCAAGCCCATATGATGCTGGTTTGTTCTATTGCCCATACGTTCCTCTCCAAATGGTTCGTGCTGTTGACCAGTATACATTCCAACCTAAGATTGGATTCAAAACTCGTTACGGCATGGTAGCTAACCCATTCGCTCAAGGTTTAAACCCAAGCAATGGTACACTACAACCACGTAGCAACGTATACTACCGCATCTTCGGAGTTAAAAATTTAATGTGATAACACATTGATTTTATTGAAGAAATTCCCGTAAAGAGGAATATTAAAACAGGATCTTTGGATCCTGTTTTTTTTGGTATAAATACATGAAGTTACTGACCATTTTACAATTATGAAGCCCACATTCTTATACATCAAACAACACAAGGTTACCGGTCTAAAATACTTTGGTAAAACAACCAAAAAAGATCCTGTTGCTTACCTAGGATCAGGTATACATTGGAAGCGCCACATCAAGAAGCACGGTGAACATATTGAAACTTTGTGGTACCAACTATTTACAGATGAGCAAGAAATGGTTGAATATGCTTTACGGTTTTCTAAAGACAACAACATTGTAAAGTCTCAAGAATGGGCTAACCTAAAAGAAGAAAATGGTTTGGATGGTGGTATGGAAAAAGGCTGGTGGTCAGAAGAACAGATTGAGTTGAACAGACAAAAGGCTAAAGAACGGTGGGCTAACGGTGTTTATAATACCGAAAGAATGAGAATTAGTCGGTTAAATCGCATAGGATTTAAGCAACCAGAGTCGCAAAAAATTGCTGTTGCGAAAGCGCTAGCCAAAGAATACCTAATCACCGATCCAGCTGGAAATCAATATAAGATTAAAAACTTGCAGCGGTTTTGTCGTGAAAACAATCTGGATCAACCTAACATGACTGCTGTTGCTAGCGGCCGGCTTAAGCATTGTAAGCAATGGAAGTGCGTTAAACTGGACACCTAAATACCTGTACTATGACAGCAATCTCCAGAGCCCCACAGAACACCAATTACTTACAAGCTAGTAAGTTTATGGTAACCTTTAATAGGATACCTAACACTCAGTATTTCTGCCAGTCTGTAAACATACCAGGGGTTCAACTAGGACAGGCCCCATTGAGTTTTCCTGGTCTAGATGTGAATGCACCTGGTAACAAGATGATGTATAACCAGTTTGCTATGAATTTTACGCTGGATGAAGCATTACAGTCATGGCAAGATATCCACTCTTGGTTTCGTTCCATCGCAGCCCCAACGGGTTCGGATGAAAGAAATAGGTTATCAGCAATACAGAATAATAGGACTACCGGTCCAAAAGTTTATTCGGATGCTATTCTGACTGTATACTCATCATTAAACAATCCAATCCTGCGGGTGAACTTTTATAATATGTTTCCAATCTCTTTATCGGATATTCAGTTTGATACCAAATCTTCTGCTGATGATATTCTGACTGGAGACGCTGTGTTTTTATTTGATTATTATGACATTCAAAAGGCTTGACAAATAGTTGTACCTGTGATACTATAAAGATTTAGAAATAGTGTTTTTATATTATGGAAAACTTAGAGCAAATATTAAAAAATTGGGAGCGTGACGCTGAGATTGACCAGACGGAACCTGGCAAAGAACTCATCAAGATTCCTACGCTTCACAACAAATACCTCAGCATACTTACCAAGCATAAAATTGCCTCAAAAAAGGCACATTTTGATTATCTCCGTATGCGTAAGATTCGTTTAGATTATTATGCTGGCCGGATGAGCCAAGAAGAACTACAAGAATACGGATGGGAACCATTTTCTTTCGTATTAAAAACTGATGTTAATGCTTATCTTGAAGCAGATGATAACCTCATTAAACTGCTGGAGAAAAAAGTATATCATGAAGAAGCGGTATCAGTAATTGAATCTATTATGTCAGAACTAAAGTCTAGGACTTTTCAGTTGCGTGACTTTATCCAGTGGGAGCGGTTTATTGGCGGCCAGTGATTTAATACTTTCCAAAAAAGATGAAGTGTATGTTAAGATAGCTTGTGAGAAACATATTGCTAGAGAACTACACGAGCACTTTTCGTTTTTTGTACCAGGATATCAATTTGTTCCAGCCTACAGGAATAAAATTTGGAATGGCAAAATATACCTGTATCACCTAAACACATCTCAGCTTTACATTGGATTACTTCCTTATTTGGAACTATTCTGTGAGGAACGAGAATATACCATTGAGTACCAAGATAATTTAGAAGTTGAAGATGAGTATTCTCTATATCATGCTCAGAAATTTATAGCGGATTTAAACATTCATTCCCGTGGAGAACCCATTGAGGTAAGAGAACATCAGATTGCGGCATTTGTTCATGCTATGCAAAAGCGCCGAGCGTTATTGTTATCTCCTACGGCTAGCGGAAAATCTCTCATCATTTATTTGCTTTTTAGGCAATTACATCATTATCAAAAACTCAAAGGTCTTGTAATTGTTCCTACCACATCTCTTGTAGAACAATTGTATTCTGATTTTGGTGATTACAATAACGGCAGTATGGAAGAACACATACACCGTATCTATCAAGGTAAAGATAAAAACACCGATAAACCGTTGACAATATCCACTTGGCAGTCCTTGTACAAAATGCCAAAAGAATATTTTGAACAGTTTGATTATGTTATTGGTGATGAAGCTCACAACTTTAAAGCACAATCACTTACTACAATTATGACTAGCTTAATTAATGCCAAATATCGGATAGGATTAACAGGAACATTGCCAAATTGATCTACTTGAAGGTACTGAATCTTATAAATAAGTTATGGACTACAAAAAAATATATCATAATATTATAAAAAAATCTATATTGGAAAATAGAAATATTTCTAATGGTGTTTATTATGAAAAACATCATATATTACCAAAATCATTAGGTGGAAATAATAGTAAAAATAATATTGTTTTACTTACGGCAAGAGAACATTTTATTTGCCATTGGTTGTTGTGGAAATTCACTGAAGGAAAAAACAAAATAAAAATGGGTCACGCTTTCGGATTAATGAGATATCACGATTCCAACAATAGATATTATAATTCTGTTGGTTATGAAGTGGCGAGAAAGGCTCATGCCTTTTCAGCTAGTTTATTACACAAAGGAAAAAAATTATCAGAGAAAGAACTAAAACGAATGTCTGATAACAATCCAAATGCTAAGGAAATAACAATAAATGGTATATCATACAGTAGCAGAAAAGAAGCAATTATAAGTTTAAAAACAACAAAAAGAAGGCTTTATAAATTTCTAAACAATGAAATTACATTTGAACAAATGATTTATGATGGTAGATATTCACACAATGAAAACACCAAATTAAAAATAGGCAAGTGGTCTAAAGGAAAAACCTATGAGGAGTTATATGGTACAAAAAAAGCTTTAGATTTAAAAGAAAAAAGAAGATTATCCAAGAAAAATAAAAGACTTTCACAAGAAACTAAGACAAAAATTAGTCAATCTCATTTAAAAAGAAAAACAAATGTCTAATTTTAAAACTCATAAACTGGTGTTAGAAGGACTTTTTGGTCCTGTAAAGAAAGTAATCTCAACAAAAGAATTAATTGATAAAGATCAGTTGGCTAATTTTGAAATTAAATGCTTAATATTAAAACATTCGGATGAAGATTCTTTACGACACAAAGATAATACTTATCAAGAAGAAATTGAGTTTCTAATTACAAACAAGGAACGAAATAAATTCATTAAGAATCTTGCAGTTAGCTTACAAAAAAATACTTTGGTATTGTATCAAATGGTTGACAAACATGGTAAAATCCTGTATGATATGATAAGAGAAACAGAGAAGATTGGCAATAGAAAAGTGTTCTTTGTTCATGGTGGTACCGAAACATCGGACCGTGAAGAAATCAGAAGTATTATGGAATTCTGTAAAGAAGATACTATATTTTTAGACTTTGATGATTGTGAAATAATGTTAAATCCAAATGAACTTGTAGATTTGGTTAATAAATCACAAAAAAAAGCTAAAGATATTACTGAAAATGATGATATTGACACCAGTATTCTTATAAATAAGATACAGACATCAATATCAAAAGGTTATGTATGGACAAAAAAGAATTAATACAAATGTTTATTAACAAGCTTGGATTACCAGATAATCAACCAAAGTTAGAAGAATATATTGATTTTTGTTTGAGTAACAATAATAAAAATATTGATGGTTATTATGAAAGGCATCATATTTTACCTAGATCGGTATTTTCAGAACATATAAAAAGTGAATGGAATATTTCAAATTTAACATATGAAAACCATGTATTAGGTCATTTTATTTTAGCTGAAGCATATTTAAATAGAAAATTTTCTAGAACACTAAACTTTTTAAAAAATAAATCAGAAGAAGAAGTTATAAAGTTAAAAAAAATATTATCAGAAACATCAAAAAAATGGTGGAAAAATTTATCGGATGAAGAATATGATGCTAGATGCTTAATGTACAGCATCAGGATGAAAAAAATGATGCAATCGGGATCAGAATTTCATAAAAAAATATGCGATGGTATTAATGAATATTACAAAAATAATCCACACAGAAAAGAAGAAATAAGTTTATTTTTTAAAAATCTTTGGAAAAATAAAACTAAAGAAGAATATAAAGAATGGTGTAAAAATATGTCGTGGACTCAAGAAAGACATAATCAACATAAAACATATATGG